GGCGGCTCTAGCCCCAGCAGGGTTAGACCGCGTATTAACCTACTACTGCCTTTAGCGCTCGAACCTAGACTAAATATAGTCTAAGTCCCACGCAGGGACCCACGCAAGACTGAGTCGCGTGTCGGTTTTCCCACCGTGGAAAGCGCCACAATCCTGTGGCGTAGGAGTGTAATACCGACTCCTTGCATCAGCGTCTTCGAGCCACCGAGCATAACGGAGTTCGTCAGGGACATTCTTCTGACGGTTCCGTGGCTGATACGTACGGTAGTAAAGTATACCGTTTTCGCACTTAGTTTCTAAGTGTTCGTTCAGCTCAGCTTTGGGGCTCAAGATACCGTGTTCAGCATTATGGCTGAACGCGACGCGCGGGTAAACCGCGCGCAGAAGGCGACAGACACTGGCTCGGGTTTCAGAATACCCGAATGTCCAAAGTCTATTCGCCAAAGACGCCAACGCCTCCAGGTGTTCAACTCTACCCTTAGGCCCGCGGTGATATGCCGCGAACTGAAAGAGTTGCGAAATTTTCAGCGGTGTAATATCATAACCGCCGTATGCCTCAACGCCGCATGACTCGCGATAGAGTCCGTCGGCAAACGACTTCTCAGTGTTAACTGAAAAGCCAAGATGTGTGAGGATTTCACACACAAGAGGCCAAGCTTCTCTCCTAAGGATGATGTCATCACCGTACACGCGATAATCGTCGTGTATCCCGAGACGCTCATAAGCTAGTGTTATCACTGCCGAGAGAACGGTGCAGAGAGCAGGAAAGCATGTTGCACTTCCCATTGGTGCGAACTTCCTCAACTGCAGGTCGCTGTAGGTGTCATTAACCCTACGGAAACTTACGGTCGTGGACCTCGTAGCAAAAAGTAAAAAATGCACGAGGGGGACGTCCTGGAAAAGAAAATCTACCAGAGACGCCCGGTTTAGGTCAGATGCAGACGAGAGATCTCCCGTCGCAAAACGGCCATCAACCGACCCTTCTAGACAGAGCTTTTGGTTCTTGCTCTGATCGAAAAGGTCAACGTGGAAGTCACCCTTAGCGGCCATAAAGAGCCGCATAGGGTACGCAGCACATTTCTGCGAAAAGGCTCTCGCAGCCCCTTCGATAGAAACGCCGCGTCGTTTCTCTGCGTTCTTAGGCACACTATCCCATTCACATGGGGTAGAGTCCTCAGGCAAACAGCGCACCCCCATCTTCGAAAGAAGGTTTGGGAATGTATCTATCCACCGTTGGATTACAGTCGGCATAAGCTGTCCGATCCCACCGTAAAGGTAAGGGTTCGGTCGCCAACCAACTGCATCTAACACAGAGACGAGGTCAGAGCTCAGTTTCACTGAGTTAACCTTATCTTCATAGCTTGCACCTTTAGGTGTTTCAGCTGTTGCCCCGGTACCATGGAGTTCCTTCAGAGTGGGTTCAAATTCATCAAACCCATTCCAGAGGTCCGCCACGATCCGGCGCAAATCTTGACAGAGTGGATCGTCCTCATAGTTAGAGTTCTCATCTAACTCCCTGAGGGTCTCTTCGTCTGCCAGGTACCTAGTGTAGGCCTCCTCCTCTAGACGTTCTACGTCTCCATCAAGAGACGCGCGCTTCGGGAAGGTAACACACGTATTAATATGTGTTAAAGCCTTAGCACTCGGTATCGAGCGTGTGAAGAGGCAGCCGAGCATTGCCCAAAGCGGGTGATGCCTGTCTACCCCTAGCTCGTTGCTTAAGCTCTTTACGCAGCGGTCAGTAACTAACCACTGTTGAAAGAGCGCCTTATACGCGTCTAACTGCAAGAAGAATTCCTGCAAGTCATGGCGTACGAGGTACCGGAATAAATTAAGAATGTTCCGGTCACTAAAAGTGCGAGCGAGGTTTTCCCTCTGCTTACATGTACTAGCTACAAGCCCGGGTGTCTCATGCAATATCGAGCACCATACCGCGAGAACAAAGAGGAATTGCTTCCTATCGTCAAGCGGCAGGCCTTGGCCAGCGTAATAAAGCTTTGGGACGCTCCTCGTATGGAGGAACTTCGTGTACATGTTGTACGCGCTTCCCATAGCATCGCCACCTCCTAAATTCCATTAGGACGAAAAGCCCGACGGAGTAATTCGTTGAGCCTGGCATTCGTTGTGCCACCGTCGTAAAACATACCCGCATTCTGGTTGAGTGCTGTACGAATATCATCAGCATCAATTCCAGACGTCACAGGCCACTTAACTGTGGTATTAACTGTGACAGGGTAATCGACGTATTCGCCGGTCGTGGAGTTGGTTATCCTCAGCGTAAGCTGGGAGCCAACCAGAAGGGACCATCCGCGCTTAATCGGCCCATAGGTAACAGGGTCGATGTCAGTACCAGTGTAAACATTTGCTATACGCTGGATGCTGAAACGCGTGCGATACGGCTGGTCAACCGGGGACGTTACGTTCGTAAGAACGCATTCTGAACCGTTCTGTGTTTCCACAGTCCAGTCGTCCACATAGTCAACCTGAGGTACTTCAACCTCAAGTGGGGTTGCTGCCTTCGTGTCAGTAAACCCGAAGGACTTTGTGTAGGTTTCAGGCATAATGCCTCCTTTCTGCGACGATCTTCGTCGCGCCTGCTAAACTGGCAGGTTAGCGACTACTATCGCGGCGCCCTCAACCATATTGGTGAGGGTTGGGTGAGTAGTTTCGTCGGATAGAGGAATTGCAGGTATGGACCCAACGTGGCGCCTATAATAGGACCACTGCAGGTCAAACCTGACTCCAGCGGGAGCATTCACTTCTCCCTTTTCAAGATGGCGCTGAATCTTCAACGAGTCAACGGTCCCAAGACAGTGGTACTCCTTCTTGAGCGTGAAGTAATTATCGCACGCCGTGAAGAACGTACCAAGGTCGTAGAACCAATCGACCATGAAGGAATACGGTACCATGTCCCACACGTTCCCCGCGTCTAGATCAAGGTCGAGCTTCTTAAGAAGCTCTTCCAAGGTTTCGAGCGAGAAATCCGTGTAATAGATATGGTATCGCGCCGTCCAAAGGCCATTGCGACCTTGGCCGGACTTAGACGCACTTACGCGTTTAAGCGCAGCAGACGTTTTGAGTGTCTGCCGGATTAAATCCCGCAGATCCAAGAGCGTTAGGCGTAGCCCATAATGCTCAGACAAAAAAGACTGAGCCGCGAGAGATGAACTCGCCTGGACATACTGTCCTTTGCCTCCAGCAAGTAGCCGGAGTCCTAGCCGAGATAAGCCTTCTGAAAAATCAAAGGCTTCCTTAGCAAAGGAGGGCAAATCTTTCGCTAAAGCTATACCGTTGCTGTCGAACCCCGGTAAGGAGTTAACTGCATCGTGGGACAACTCGTTCAATGAGTAGTACCCACGCCAGATCTCCCCATACAGGAAGTTCAATGGATTGAGAGACTGAGCCCAATTGCGGGCCCTCTGGGAAGCATCCTCAATATCAAAATAAGGGTGCACCCCAGGTGTTCCTGATGCGTCGCTTACGGGGAGTAGTTCCCCTAAATAGGCTGAAGCGTACTGGCGGTATTGGCCGAGATAAAATTCGACCTGTGACGCCGTAAGATTGTTACGCCCCTTCGGTTCACCCGAAGGTACTACTGACGTAACAGATACTGACCTGTTCGTCCCTACAGATGTTCTGTAGTAGGTGACGAGCGAGAAATTCTCCCCTTTCCACAGGATACCTGTGGATGAAAGCTTCCCGGATATTCCTCCAGTCTTCCGTGAGCCGCCAATATTCGTATCATAACGAATCTCAGCGACACGCAGAACGGTGAAGGAACGTCCACCCGATACCGGGTACGTTTGTGTACGGAAGTACACCTCTGTACGCCACTCATTAGCCACACCCGAAGCTGCATTGTCTGCAGTTCCGGTGAATGACAGTGACGTGGCCGAAGCCGGGCCGACTACTACTTGTTCAGAGTAGCCAGGTGAGGTTTGGTGGATGCAATCCCAGCTAGACACGGTAAAACCGTGGTTAGGCAGGGACAGGGAGATAGAGCCTTCGAGCTTCATATGAAGTACGGGGTTAGTCACAAAGTCACCAATCACATGGCGACCGTGCTCCTCGTAGGGCTCTTGGTCAAAGTACGTTGGATCGGGCAAGGTTAAATCCCTTGCCTTCGCCGACCACAAGCAACGGATTCCAGCCGTGTTGGCCTGGAAGCGTCCGTCTGGCTTTCTGTGATTCCCGTTCGTTAAAACGTTCAGGTCTCGCAGTGAGCTCACGCTTGAGGTAAAGCCTGTAAGCACCATAACTGGACCTCCTTCCGATATGGTCATGGTTGATTTTGGCGGGTTCGATTCCCGCC